TGTTGCGTTTAGGCAAAACACGTAATTGCCTGAGACAGCCACTCTTGTTACACTCTGCCCAATTTGGGCAAAGCTATACAACTGCACACCCGCCTGTGTGTAGCAGTATAAGCCACCTGTACAGGCCACATAAATGTTGTCAGAATCCCAATCTCCATCAGCATCCCACGCGTTAGCTGGAACTGTTACAGTTGCCTCAACGGCCAAAGCTGTGTTGTAAATGGTAACTGAGTTAGCGGGGCCACCAGCAGCTACCAATGTTTTCCCATTCCTGTCAAATCCAACACCTATTACTGGGTCAACGCCTTGTTCCAGCCCCACTATCTTCAAACCAGTTAATGGGTTTATGTCAAAGATGACTGGGTTTCCATCATCCCTGTTTATTGTCCTAACCTTAATAGCCATTACTTATTCCTATATGGGGAGAGGAAGTCACTCCTCCCTCTCCCCATTTACCCAACTGGTTACGCAGTACCATTACTTCCGATAGAGGTCAAAAGCATCATAGTCTCAGGGAAGTGTATCTCAAATCCAGCTTCAGTGAGAAATTCCTCTTTTGTACCATCATACCCTACTTTACCAGCTTTAGCTTCTTCGTCGTCCCGCTTGAAGTGCGTATCATCAATGTACATATACCGAAGATTTTCCGGTTCAAAGATAAGCATATCCTGCCGACGATAGGACTTGAAAGTAAAGAGTGGGTGGCGCTTGAGTAAGAGTTCCCCAAACGGGGTTACCCAACGGGCAACTTTTACACCATAAGCGCCAGTTTCAGGGGTAAGCTGAAATTGCCCACTCATCTTAACCAGTTTCATGATTCCGAGCAAAGCACCGGAACCGCAGACAGCCATCTTGGTCTCACGACCATAACGGAAGAGGACTTCCAACTTTTCATCAAGCCAATCCTCTCCGCCTTGCCTCCAAGTTAGGGAGGTACTAGAGGCGTAATCGAGAATATTCCCTGGCTCATTCTCACGAAGGAATGGGATCAGACCTTGAGTGGTTCTTTCAGTCGAACCATTCTCACTAATCTCAGTTTTCCAACCATTGATAAGTGCCATCTCAATCTCGATTCCATGGTACAGCATGGAATCAGCTTTCGCTTCCAGATAAGGGTCACCTGTACGCATACGTGTTTTCCGCTGAGTACGGCTGATGTCGAGCGGAGTACGAAAGATTTGCGTATAGTTGTAGAACTTGTTCGGTGTGTAGTTGATAGAGTCAACAGCCGTTCCACCTTCTGGATTACTATTACCAACAATGTCGATGTAGTTAACAGCGTTCATTGTAGAAGCGGCACTTTCGGCACGAAGAATGACGCCAATCTGAGAGTTGTCGCCATTCGACGTAACTGAGATTACCTTACCAAACGCTTCAAGCGCACGATTCGTGGTGGATACAAACAAAGCTGTGTGGCCACGACGGAAGTGACTCGCTGTCTCCGCATTCACCTTAACATAAAAGTTCTGGCCAACAGCATATATTCCTGCACCCGCAGCCGCTGTCATAGCCAAATCTGTGTAGACCCCAGTAATGGAGCCACCCTGCACTGCGAGGTCTTTGGAGTAGTATTTGAACTCAGGGTCATCAGTCCGCTCAGACTTTCCTTTTGAAGTAATAGCCGTTATAGGCATATTGCCATTCGGATACATCTTAAGCAGACCTTGACGGAAGTTCTTTGGACGTTCTTCGTTCGTCCAATCACCTGTCCCGATCATTCCAAGAAAAGAACTCATTTATCAATCTCCTACTAACCTAATCTCAAAGCGTGCCAAAAGGCTCGTATGAGAATACGATTGTTCCGTTAACGATTAAGTTACATGCAGTACCAGTTACATCATGGTCTGTATCATCTACGTTGACGTTTATCCACACTTCGGCAGGACTAGCCGTTGTGCCATGGACAGCGCCACTTTCAGCCCCTGTGCTTTTAGCATCACCAGTTGTTACACCAGCAACGGCTTGGGGAGTTGCAGTTGACGGGGCCAAGTTCTGCTCAGATGCAGTCAGGTTGGCGTCGCCATCATTGGTGACTGTACCAAACCCAATGTCTCCGTCCCAATCTGCATTTACCCCAACACTACTCTTCGTAATGTCAAGGTCTGCTTTCAACCCTCTGAAAAGCACCGCACCAGCGGGCATCGTGTACAGTTTAAGGGCTGCCCACGCTACTACACCAACTGCATCAGTTAGAGCAAGGTCAACATTTGTCAGTGTCAACGTAATCTGGATTCCTCGTCCATCACCCTTCGCCGCTGTCACAGCTACACCTGTCCCATTAACTGTACCAAGATTCTGGTTTGTTGCAGGAACTGCTCCCCACGTCTTAATAGCGGAGAAGGTTTGAGCTGTTGCTAGGGTGACAAGAGTGTCATCGGCTCCCAAAGCGGGAATGTTCAGACTACGATTCGCTGCTTCATCAGAAGTAGCCTTGAAGGTTATATAGTGGTCATCAGCAGTATCATAGATACGAAGGTCAGCGGCATCAACTGCCACTGCACCCTCCATATCTACTGAATTTGAGAATGTAGCTGGATCGAAGATAGTAACTTGGTCACCATCAGCATCAATCCCAAACTTCATTAACATTCCTCTAAAACTCATGTTTTATCTCCTATCACGTGGATACTTCGGCAAGTATCACGTACCGATTACCAGTTGAGTAGAGAAGCACATAGTCGTTATCAGCAGTCAAATTACCGATAGACACAGATCCAGAGGGGTCAGTAATAGTTGTGTCACCACCAGCTCCGACTGCACGGATATAGATGATGCGATGTGCAACTAAGGCTGGTGGAGCCAATGTTAGTGTCATCGCACCGGCTGCGACCTGAATATCAACTTCAAAATGATAAGGTTGAAGCTGAAACGCAGTCTCTGTGGCTAAACCCTGTGGACGATAGATATCTCCAGTCCAGCTCAGGTTTTGGCCAATCGGCAAGGCATATCCAAATCCCATCTTATTAACCTCCAGCGTTTAACGCTCTTTCCATTCGTTCTATTTCATCAGCTACGGTAGTTCCTTCATCTCGATTCGCTACCTTAACTGCGCCCTTCCTTTTCGGAGGACTTGCAAACCGACCAGCCTTAGCCCGAGCAGAGTTTTTCTTCTCCTCTACTTCTCTGGACCTACGACTAGAGCTTGCCTTTATCTGCTCACGGAACTCTTTCGCACTTTGAGATAATGCATCCTCTGGTTTAATACCAGGTTTGTCGGACTCAATATCTACCGCGCGTCTCAAAATGAATTCCCTAATAGCTGTTAGATCTGAGTTCTCTGGCTTTTTGAAGAAGCCATCAACTCGTTGACGAGTCTCTATAATCCCCTGCACAATTACGCCGGTACTCTGGAGAGTTTGTTGCCGCGCCCTCTGAGCAACGTCATTAATGTAGGAGTTGAACTTGTCTTTGTCCTCAAACAGCTCCTCGAATTCCTCATCTGAGAGTTCCTTCATACCTTCGATTGGCTTCGGCAGTACGCGTTCGACTACCGCAGTTGTCCGGTTGGCAACTTCCTTGGCTTCTTCACTAATAGTGGGTTCTATCGTTTCACCACGGGCCAATCTATTCAGCATGTCCTCAAGAGCAGCATTACGTTCCTTCAACGTAGTTAGTTCATCAACTTCTTCCCCCTCATCACTTTCTTCATCCTCATCACTTTCTTCTTCCCCCTCATCACTTTCTTTTGTAGGGTCAGAGGATTTTTCGTCCTCTTCACCCTCTTCCTCTTCCCCAACAACTTTCTTTTTCCTCACCTCAGGGGGGACTACTCCGGTGATTTTACCTGAATCTTTATCTGCCTTATACTGTTCATATTCACTCAACACTTCGGTACTATCAGGTGGGGGACCAGTGAACGCGGACTCCATTTCGGAGAGTTGATCAGTCACTTTATCCCCGTAGAATTCTGACGAATCTACAAGTTTTCGCTCATTTTTTTCTTTCTTCTCATTCGTTTCCATTACTCGTCTCCTCTTCTTGAACATCCTTTAGTTCTAACACTGTTTCTTCTAACTCTAACAAACGACGGATTTGAAAGAGCCGACCCCGCAAAAATGCAGTTTCTTCTATCCCAAGTTCTTTAGATTCCAATTCTTCTTGTCCATCACTAATCCCATCTTTCAACAACCCTATGATGTCTTTCCAAATTTCACTCTTAAAGAACACCTCAAGTTGTCTACGTTCTGTCTTTATAACATGTTCTTCCATTACACAGCCTCGTTTAAGGACACAAGATTTCCAGCCTGCACACCTTGTTGAATCTGCTCTGTGGATTGCTCCTGAACCCCAACAGGTGGACCCTTCTTGAGGAATTCCTCAGCATTCTTTGCTTTCATCATTCTGGCGACGTGCAGGATCAATCGTGTATAGTCAAAGGTTTGCAGGGTTTCTGGATTTTGCATCATAATCTGTAGTAGCTGAATCCAGTTGTCTGTAAACTCACTACTGTCTACACTACCATCTTTTATCTTGATATCAAATAGTACATTGAGATCAGATGGACGTACCTTAATAGTCGGATCAGTAATCCCATACTCTCCCCTTAAAGTCTCTTCCCACCTACCCAATGTCTTGACATATGTATCTTCTGACATAAATTGCTGAGTGTTCATGGCATACATCAGGGCAATGTCGTACATAGATTGAAGTGAGATAAGCTGTGCAGATTTCTGCAATCTGCTTAATGCCGAACCCATTGTGGATTGGAATTCAGCCTTTGTTACTCTCTCCCCTTTGGTGCGCTGCAACCCTTGGAGAGCATCCGTGGCACCAGTTACATTACGGCTCATCTCTCTCGACATAAGCATCTCTTGAGTAAAATCCTGTGTGATATTACTAACTTGGAGTTGCTCCATAATATCTTTGATGCCACGACCCCAGACTGGGCGCCTAGTACGAATGAAGCGGTTCCTATTTATTACATCGTGCATATTAACTGATTTTGGATCAACCAGGAAGGCCATCCAAAGCATCTGTCTAATATTCTCAACTTTTGAGTTATACCAAAAGTTCATGCCCTTCTGCAAACCGTACATAGTTTCAAGACGGGAGATAGGCATTATCTCATGCCCACCATAATCTGGTGCACACACAGCCACTGGGAACATATTATGGTAGAGGTCCAAGCTATGGCAAGCGATAATGATTCCATCTCCAGCTAGGCAAAAGAGATATAAGACTGGTTCATTTGTTGAACCCAAGTTCCATTCACTGGGAATTATCCACTCGTGCATCCAGATCTTATCAACTGCCTGAGTTGCAGAATAACCACCACTACTGTCTCTACCAGTAATCCCTCTGTTTATCGCACCATGGCCAGTTGTATACAGTGCGGAGGTGGTTGCTCTACCTTCTAAATACCCAACATTAAAGTACATAGAGCCTTGTTCCGCCTCAGACCTTTTTAATGAAAGAAGTGTGTCCTCTTCCAACCAACCAACACGATCTCCACCTTGCGGGTTGTAAAGTTCAGTGTTCGGATCAGGTAGGTAGTAGTAGGGGCTAATGTTGTAGATTTGGCTTCCCTCGAAGTAGACATAATCTTCGATTACCTTCTCAGTTCCTGTTTTAATAAAAGCTCCACTAGACGGGTCATAGAGTCCTAAATCATTAAGAACAGGACGTTTACCACTCTTCGTTGTCCAAGCAACAGCTACTATACCAATCCCATAGGTGAATGCATCCCGCCATTGAGTGTGCAAAGCCAATAGTGCCTTCGACCGTCTGGTTTGAACCTCAACTACTTTCTCCATCAGAATTGAGCCTATCAAATCCTCTGGCCCCATTCCCTCGTATTCGAACATTGGACTCTCACTGTATGCGGCCATCATGTAGGTGAGTAACGTCTCAAGGGTAGAGTAAGATTCGGGGACTACAATACTTATTGGAGTGTTTGGATCAGCATTTTCCAGCTTTTTCTCGTAATCACTAGTCGGTATATACCCAGTCAACATGTCGTCAATCAAATTCCATTGTCGGAACTTTTGACTCATGAACCTCTCTGATTCGAAGGACAACTCCAGAATGTGTCTAGCCAACCTATCATGAACTTCCGTTCCTGGAGTTAAGTCCACATTTGGTGGATAGAACTCCCTGTATTTGCTTCTGAGTTTTCCGAACTCAATAGCTTCTCGGTTATCCACATTCCCGTAGGGAGTTGTAATCATTATTGGCATTTCATCTACCTTCTGTCAAATCGAATGTGGGAAGGAATTGAGTTGGATCTTCACCCAACTTATTGGCCAATACAATAAGGCTTCGTCTCATCAACATCTTGTACTGCTCTTCCATAACTGAGGCATTTACCACCAGGGATAAGTTACTCAACGCGATTAGTGGGGTCAACTTCTGCTGGTTGTTTGAAGTCTTCTGCTCTGAGTTGGTTGTTCCACTTCTCTGTGAATTTGTCTCCGTAAGCTGCTCGTTCTTCATTAGTTAGTGCCCCTTCTTTACTTCTGTTGTTATGGAGAAGTTCTTTCTCCCGTCTTAGTCTTGCAATCAAGTAGTTCTCAAACTCAACATTGGTCAAGTCTTCCAGTGGATTCATTTTGTCACCCTCTTATTAATTCCATCTTCGGTAACGCCAGTTTTGAAGTCACTTCTCAACTTTTCAATAATTAAATTAAGTTCTTTTATAAGTTCATTATGGGTAGTGACATTCAGTTGTGCTCTATCTTCAAGTAGATTTATACGGTCACTCATTCGCATTTCCCTAGACCAAGCCTGTTTCAAGATGGCCCAAGCAACTACAATTGATGGGCCTAATGAACTGATGGTCGTCTCAATAATGGAAGAATAGCCAACATCAGTTCCTACCACCGCGTTCATCTGTCCTACAGCAGTTTGCATAGCTGGCCATATAGTGGCAGTCATCACAGAGGAGAGAATCCAAAATTTAGATGTGATGAAGATATACATAAGGAACTCCATTTTATGGTGTGACATTCAGAACAATTGGTGGTTCAGGTGGTCTTGTCGCATCAATTGCAGCCCTATTCGTCTTTTCAACTTGGCCCGTCTCATAGGCCGCTCGCAACTCCCCTAGCAAAGCCCGTATCAGGTCCACAATGACCGTCTGCCCGGTGTTGTCCAGCCCTTGAGCAGCTTGGCCGGTCCCAATAACATTCTCTTCTCCACCCCAGCGGTATGTCCATTGCTGGTTGGCTGTCTCAAGTTTTCCAAGAGGGGCTGCTTGGCTTTTCGCCTCATAGATCGTATTGGTCACGATAGAACCATCAACATTCTCCGTGATCTGTTCGTCGAAGTGAGTACTGACAGTTGTACAACCACCTAGTAAAGCTAGTAACAAAGCCGATGCTCCCGCAAGCACATCGCGATTTTTGTCTATCATTTCTTTATCCTCTCTTATGCAGCTAGTTTAACTGCAATTAACAAAGCCGCGCCACCCAGTGTGTCATCTGCATCCGCGCCTATCCTTGCCACTCTCATGTATCCCATCTCACCGGCAGCAGGCGTTCCACTTGGCGTTATTGCTCCACTAACCGCAGTTGTCTCATTCTTATAGTCTGTTGACCCGCCACCGTAACTTCCTGTCTCCAAGACAGCCGTGCCCCATGCCGCTTTCAGGCTATCCGCCTGCCCAACAGACGCCAGTTCAATCTGCCACCGGCAGTCACGGCTACCTGCTGTGCCACTTGCCGTTGTCCAGATTATGGTTGCAGTCAATGTGCCACCGCCATAGCCAGGCGGCCACACAAACTGAAACTCGTAATAAGTTGTGGAGTTGTCAGCGAAGCTAATCGTCTTAATCTTTCTGTTGGTTATACTCACAATGCTTTCAGATGCGGCGGACGCCGCAGGGGCGTAGCCATCTATGGCAGTTAGCCATATGTAGTTGACCGCTGAGCCAGAAGGTGTTGACCATTGAACTGTGTCAGCATCAACATACTCAAGGAACTTCGCAGCAGCGCCACCTGCCGCTAACGCAGCACCCCTTATCAAGCCTGTTGACTTCGTAACCTGGATGTTACTGGACCCAGCATAATAGACGCCACTAGCATCAACGTTAACCACGTTTATACTGCCAACAAAATCTGCATCTCCATTGGGCCACAACAGTATTTTATTGTAGCCATATGTTCCTGCTACCCTGCCGCCCAATGCGAAATGAGCATCCTCACTTCCCGCTGTTGTATCATCCAAGATACAGAACCACGATAAATACTGTACCGTCGATGGAGTGCTGTTATTTGCCCACCAGCTTTGACTCATGTTAGCTGTGCCAGATTGCAAAATGCGATAGGCTGCTGTGTTAAGGTTGCAATAGGTCGCGTCCAGACTGAAGTTTATGGAGTGGCCTGTTGCTCGTAAGGTTGCCACAGCCGCTCTGCTATACAGGGTGCTGTTGAAGTAGTGGGTGGTGCCCTCTGTTGTTGCACTAGCTTTAATATCCCCAACTACATCAAGTTTGACAGTTGGGACTGTTATCCCAATACCAATTTTCCCATCTCCGGTTATTCTCATCTTCTCGCTGAGCGAGCCAGCGGCAGTGAACGTCCTGAAAACAAGATGGCGCTCTGCTGTGAGAGAATCCATCAGGTTAGTAATTCTACCTGTTATCGTATTTGAGGCGTGTACACGAAAGTCGAATGATACACCTGTATCAGCAACAGAGAACGGGTTTTCCAGACGTGCAGCTGTTGATGTACCCCCACTATTACTTTTTACAATATGCAATAGGTTCAACGGAGTGTCTGTGCCTATACCAAGATTTGTCCCGTCAAACACAAACGTGTTGACGCTAGTAAGTTTACCTGTCGTGGCGTGTTGGTAGATAACCCTGTTTGTGCCAAACGCCGTTTCACCTGTTCCGCCATTTCCAATGGGTAGCGTTCCAGTCACATCCGCAGCAAGGTCTATCTGCCCCCTTGTCAACACCTGACCAACTAAGGTCAGATAGTCATAAACGCCACCAAGACTTATATCACCGGTATTTGTTCCGGACAAGTTACTACTGCTGACTGCGCCATTAATTGTTAGACTATCAAGAGCTAGTTGTAAAAGGTCAGAGTCAGCGGCCACACCAATATTACCACCAGTTACCAAGCTTCCACCAGTCAACACACCAGTGGCTGTTAAGTCAAGTACACCAGTCACAATTCCAGTTAACCCAATATAGACTGGACTTGCAATAATCGTTGTTTGGTCAGGGCTGAATACTGGTACTTGTCTGTTAAGTGCTGTACCACTGTAGAGGACTCCACCAAGACTGGTTAGGGAAACAGGTTGGCCATTTCCATTAGCATCTATTGAAAAGATATTTCCAGCTGTAATAGCTGAGAGCCCACTCTCCAAGAGAAGTGAGAACCACGGATGCTTTGCTGTATCAAAGATATGGAAGTTCTTCATATCGCCTAGTGATACTCTCACTTTAGCCATAAAGCACTTCCTCTTCTCCCAACAGATAGGAGTCTTTCGCATCCTCCGCGAGCATACGATCTAGTTCGCGGAGCTCCATCTCTTCAACACTACTAATCTTTGATGTACCATCCATCTGTTGTGTCTCTGAGAAATAGCGATCACCAAGGTCAAACATCTCAATCAAATAGGCAGTTCCATCCATAACGTCCCAATGTCTAGCCCTTGGGAAGTTAAGCAATTGATGTTCGAGAACCTCACATGTGTGAGGATTGTGATAGATATGGCCCATTCGGTAATAAGGGGCTAACTGTGCAATGCGTCCAGACTTACCCTTTGTGCGTAGACTGAATTCTCCAATCCCTCTACGTGCTTTGAGCCAAACCAATTCGTAGTGGCGGCCCTTCTTTAGCATATAGTCAGTTAGAGGTTTCTTAACAAACTCTTCCAACCCAGTAACTTCTATTCCAATAACTCTAGCATTGAGCCTCTCAGCCATGTCGAAAATACGCTCGTAGAGGTCATCAGTTGTAACGCGCTCATTCACAATGTCGCGTATATAGAAGTTGTTGCGCTGCGAATCATAGGCAACTCCAATAATTGCGCTGAATGCAGTATGGCTTTTCTCAGACTTAGTTGGGTCTACTATAATAACATTCTCGTACTGGTCACCATTTAGGTTTAGCTCACCTTCGTCATAGTACTTGAACATCTCTTTACGGAAAACAGCGTCTTGTTTAGGATTAGCTACGTTGCAAAACTCAAGGAAGAATTCCTCAAGTAGTCCTTGTTTCTCATATCCTTGAGCGAGATCAGATACAGCCGCATCATCCATAAAAGCAGGCCAATAGCTTTTGTACTCATCATCACAGAGGGGGAATTCAAGCTTCTGCCAACTAGAATCTTCTCTCAAATCTTGCAAGAGAGAGGCTTCATGCAGAACAGTCCCAATCACAAAGATTCGATACGTATTAGAGCTGAGATTAACAGCATTACAGAAGTCTGAGAAGAACCACTTCTTCAACTTCTCTCTCTGCTCCTCACTTAGTACACCGTCTTTAGTTTCTAGGTCATCACAAATTCCAAGTTCCAACCGACTGTTGTCGTGCAAAACTCCTCGAATCTGCTGTCCAACTCCTCGGGGCAACACAAAGCAGCCATTCCCAGTAGTCCATTCCTCTTTCGAGAAACTGTCACTATCAATCTTCCCAATCACCGATTTGAAGCGACTCTCAGATGTTAGTATTCGTTTCAAGTTTTCGCTGTGCATAATAGCTACGGTGGCTGACGCACTGACGGGAGCGATAAATTTGGCTTTATCAAACACAATTGCCCAACTTGGAAGGGCGAAGTTGAAGATTGAGGATTTCCCAAATCCCCTGTGTGCTAGTACCAAAACCCTCTTTATAGTTGGATCATCGACCATTTCAAACAGCTGGTAATGGGCCTTACTGAATGGGCGAGTAAATCGTTCTGGATGAAACACTTTGCAGTAGTTCTCAAAGCTGAATTGGCATTTGGCCATTATTTCGACCCACCAATCAGATCTTATGTCAACATCGTTTGGCATTAGAGCAAATCTATCCGACTGAATAAGACCACTGAGAGATTTGAGTTCTTCGTAACTGCTTGTGCTAAGGTAGTTGTTAGTACTAACGCGGCTCGTGTAACCCCACCATAATCGACGGTGTTATATACAGTTTTTTGTTCACTGGTTCCATCTGGGTAGAAAATTGTTATGGTGTCAGTTGTGCTAGAGCTGATAGGAGGACCAGACTCATATAGGTAGGGATACCAGACTCCAGTTAGAGGATCACCGTTTTCATCGTATGCAATTATTGCACCGTGACCAGAGGCTAGATAATCTACAACTGTGGAGAAACTACCAATTGTGGTATTAATAGCAGGGTTTGCTACGAATGGAATTTTGTATGGATTAGCAATTACCTCAGTACTAGATACTTGAGTTCTGAAGTTGTCGAGTGTCTCATTATAGGCGTCGACCTCACTCCAGATTACACCAGGGAGTTTTCCCCTCTCATTTTTTATTAGATACATAGATTGGAAGGTGTTCACAACATTTATCTGATTATTCAGAATTCGTCGTAAAGCAGTTAGTTCATTCACATACCCTTTTATCGACTTATAGTAGGTTGTTGCCATCTTTATCTCCGTTCACTTTTTGAACAAAAGTTGAGCATAACTCAACCTCTTGGATCACCGACCAAGTAGTGGCCGAGTACCATCTTTGTAGCATCCGAGGTCTTTTTTCCAGCCCATCCATCAATTAGGAGAAACTGGTTTCGGCTATCCAAAATGACATTGAGCGTGTTCTGATAGGTTCTCACATCTTGTGTTATATGCTCACCCTCTTTGTCATAGAAGATCACAGGGAGCTTCTCATCAATTTTAAGCGTAGGGGTAGACGCTTGAAGTTGGGCTCTTAACTTATCCATATCACATTTAGTGCCTGGACAAGTCTTATAAACCTCTAAATGGGGTGGAAGGTATTGAGAAGCTTCCCTGTGACCAATAACTTTTTCTACTGGAATATTGTAGTTGCTCATCATCTGTTGTGTAAGTGTAAGAAGAGAGGCCCACTGCTCAGGGGGTGGTGCTGAGATATCTCCGTGACCAGACAAGCAGATTCCCAATGACCTATCATTTAAGCCAAGTACATGAGCACCAACCTCATTTTGTGGTCTACCAACTTCGATAGCACCACCCATCCGAATTACATAATGATATCCGATATCAGACCAACCATTGTGAATTTCATGATAGAGTTTGATTGTTTCTGCACTTTGATCAATTGGCATTTTGTTGTAGGCGGCAGCAGCAGTGTGGATTACAATGAACTCTGTTTTCTCCCTATTCATCTTTAATCTCCAACTGTGTTGTGCATAGCTCATTACTTGAGCACTCAATAACTGGTTTGATTAGACCAAGCTCAACTGCCCTCTTCCGAATTTCCTCTTTCCCCCTCTGAACGTCTTTCTCATGTTTCATGTGCGCCTCAACTCTGGTTACACGACCAAAGCCACCGCGGTCCAAAATACTGTCTGCGGACTTCTGACGGATTCGAGGATCCATATTCTCATCCTTAACAATATCTCCGTGAACCTGGAGCGCATGGGGAATAAGATCATGGATTTCTCTAATAACTGAGGCTGTATCCAAATCTCCTATTACCTGGAGCTCTTCTATCTTCTCCCTTCCGATATCGGAGTTCAGTGTGTAGGAGACAGCAACAGGAGTAATGGAAAGGTCTTGGGCAATTCGCTCATTGGATTGGCCCTCCAAGTTTCTCCTCAAAATCTCTTGGTGGCGCGACCGAAGTTCTTTGAGCTGATACTTCCTTCTTCCATCCCCACTCGGATGGCGTCTATCAAAGGATTTTAGTGAAGAAAACATTTGTGGAGACATGCAAGTTCCCTTTTATACCGCCCTGATTGTAGCAGGTAAAAGGGAAGATGTCAAGTTATTTCGAACTGCGATTGTAGTCTGTGGGGGAGTTATTCAATCTTGTGCTACTCCCAACTGGAGGTAAGCGCTCCTGTATATAGTATATAGAAGAAGGGCGCAGCGGCCCCGCGCTGATTCGTTCAATCTCTTCTTTTTCTTCTCACCTCTCATCTTCTCACCTTCTCACCTCTTAGTACCACACAAAAGCGCTGCGTTCAGGAGGACAGCGCAAGCGCTGCGTTTCTCACCTCTCATCTTCTCACCTCTCATCTTCTCACAGTCTCTCCGGAAGCCGAGCAGAGCTTGCGCCGCACAAAAGCACAAATTTGTGTGTAGCACAAAAGCACAAAGAAGTGCTATTAAAATATATTTGTTAAGCACTAGATGGGATGTTACGTATGTATTGGTGTGCTAGTATCCCCCCTTAGGGGGGGTAGTAGCTGTGTAGTGTACCATCACATTAGTACACCATAGGCATAGAAAAGGGGAGGCTTTCGCCTCCCCTAAGCTGTACTACTTATCTAAAGTCCTCCTCTTCACTCCGCCTTTTGCACTCGTCGAGCAGTTCCCTACGCTTCTCCTGCGCCTCCACCGGAAGATTGGTGTACCACTCTTCTGGTATACTGAAACCATTCTGTACCAGTTCCTTACTCATTTCGCGAGTGACTTCGTAAGCTGGTATTCCTCTGCTCCATCCCAGTAGTTCAATCAGTTTACTAACGACCGCGTACATCTCAAGTTCGCTAAGGGAACGGCAGCAGTCAATCTCCGAAATAGTAGAGTCTGCTATGTCCTCCAGCACAGAAGTATTAATCACCTGCTGTACTAGTGGAAGGTAGTCCCAGTTAAAATCATTCTTCTCAAAAACCATTTTTTCTCTCCCGTTTTCAGGCAGGGAAGTTGGCCATTTGACCTAACTTCCCTGCCTAGCTAGTGTACTACTTCCCGAGCATAGCAAGGAGCACTGCTTTTTCGGCTGCTGTCATACCATTTACCAAAAGCGCAGCTTTTTCAGCAATTGGCATCCCCTTCGCCAAATCGGTGATTTTTTCCGATTTAGACTTACCTGTCTTAGAGGTCCGAATCACTCCATTATATAACTGTCCCGGTTTCTCAGCACTGTACTGGCGTAGTATGAATGCGCACCCTAAACCTAGTACATACTTTTTCGCTTCCGCGGACAATTTTGACAGGTCCAGCGTCCTTACTCCGTATTTTGTCGGACAGGAGTAGACTGTCCCCAACCATTTCCCAGACTTTGAGTTCTTCGCCATGTCCCAAACTCCTTTTTTTTCGGTCCTCCAGACAGTCTGGTGAACCATTGACACATGAAGTTTAGCACATTTTAGTGCTAAAGTCAAATCTATTTTTCGCCCATGCGGGCGGAAGCGCCCATGGGCGGAAGCGCCCATCTGTCTATTATACTCCATATCGGCGTAGCCGACAACAGTGGTTAGCTACTCAAATGGTTAGCTACTCAAATGCTTAGCTACTCAAATGGTTAGCTCCACCACCAGCTGAATAGTGTACTCCCAAATTAGCGGAGCTGACCTCATATGTGTGTGTGTGTAAGCTTGGTGGCGCTTCGCGCCATCTTGGTAGTTACCCAACACTCCTGTTCAGTAAATGAACGGAGATCTGCGCAAGGCGCTCTCTTAGTAGCTAACTACTAGTAGCTAACTACTAGTAGCTAACTACTAGTAGCTAACTGATTGAGTCTAGTGATAGCACAATTTAGTATTAGTGTAGTTTTGTACTTTCTGTATACTACTGTGGGCATATGGGCGTCTGTATACTAGGGTCCCCCCCCCATTGGCCGTACGGGGACACATCTGGCCCCCTGTGGGGACATCTTTATATATACACATATAGAGAAAAAAAATCTCTATGAAAAAAATTTTTGAGCTGGTTTGTGCTACTCCCATGGTTAGCCATACCCAGTTGGTTAGCCATACCCAGTTGGTTAGCCATACCCAGTTGGTTAGCCATACCCAGATGGGCGGGATGCCCCTCCCAACCCTAGGGGGGCCCTAGTATACGAGTGCCCATACGCCCATAGTACTAGTTCCCTATGTTAGCACAAACTAATGCTACTCTCCTCTTAATGTCAGCGTTTCAGCTGTTCGGCTACTCCGAATGTTCGGCTACACCGATCTTCGGCGTAGCCGAAAAGGTGCTAGGCACCAACGGATCGGTCTACGACCGCGTTGGGCGTATCCCAACCTTGTTGGGCGTATCCCAACCTCCGTTCATTTACTGAACGGAGATGGGAGTTAGTCCACAACTTGGAGCGCAGGCTCCCAGCCTGATCCCACACCCTCCAATCTGATTTCACACCCCCCAATTGGTCTACGACCAACCAGATTGGTCTACGACCAATCAGTCTACGACCAATCACCTTGAAAAAAGTACTTGACATCTGGCCCTTATTATGCTATAATGGGATAGTAAAAGTTTAATGGTTGGGGGCGGATTCCATCTGGGATCTACCACCCCCAAAATGTGGTAAGGCACAAGGTGAACTTCTGAGCTAAGCTCAAAGACACCGGCGTTGAGGTGGTACTAACGCTAACCTTAGCAAAGCCCCTCTCAATTAGTAATTGAGACAAGCTTCTGAGATTCTAATAATTGGTCGGCCCCGCTGACATGAGCTAGATGAATGGTTTATGGGCGTTCATCTAAAAGTTCCACTTTCCAGGTTTTGGATGATAACTAAGCTCAGTCCCTCCCCCCATTTTGGTGCTTCGCACCATAATTAGTCTAACCAGCTATTACCAATAGCAATCTTCTCACTGTCCCAAGTTCGTCGGCCCTCCAACGGCCCGCGACTCCCCACTTTGTAGTGAGATACCCAGTTGGAAGGTTCTTACAATCTGCTGTCCTCTATCCCATTTTTCTGGCTCATCTCAGGTTCGTAACACCAACGAGATGAGCAACTGAGAAAATATGGGTCTTGTGACTAGATGATCGCAGCTACTAAGAATTTCTCACCAACCAAGTGCTTTGGGCTTGACCCAAAGATTGAGAAGATTACTAAGCTGGTCGGCTGCGCCGAATTGCCGAAACAGCCCCCTCAGCTGTGCTTTGCACAGCTGGGGGCTGTCTGTCAGGTTGAGCAACTGACACTGATGAGGTAAGCTCAAAAGAACTGTCAGCTACGCTGACGTTAAGGAGAAAGAAGATGAGAAGTATCAGAAGGTATGGATTGTTCAAAAGAGTTAGGGGGGAAAAAAGATGGACGCGCTGCTATCCATCAGAGTCATACCCCTTAGATAATGCCCGCAGAATCTTCCAGGATGCTCTCTTAGATGGGACACTCCACCTAGGTCTTGAGATGGCCCTAAGACCAGTCAGCTCCGCTAACGTTAAGGAGAAAGAAGATGAGTAACTACCCAGACAATTTCAGCCCAGAAGATTACGACTATGTCGAAGGTCGTAGTGACAACGAACATGAGATAGACCCAAACGACTTTCCAAAAGGCTCAGAGGAGAATCCAATCGAGTTTTTCTCAGAAGCCGATGTTGAAGAATCCCCATTTAGTCCTAAGAGAAAGTTCTTATGGCCCTTCATCTACTTTCATGGAAGAGCTGTGGATGTAGTTGATTTCTGGATTGCCAACAACGATCTTTCTGGCTCCCCCGATCTTGTTAGAGCTGAAATTATTGATGACTTACCAGATGGTCGGTACTGTGGCGACCTTTATGGGCATGAGGTCATTTTGTACTTCTGGAAGGTTGTTACCGACACCAAATATGAGCAGCCCCGTGGGCTCATTGTCCTCTCCCATGATTATCAGGCTAAAGCTAGTGCTGAGACCAAGTTTCAGGGCCGCGCTCGTTACTTTTGAGATTACCGGACGTTGTTCAGTTTTTGAACGCCAACTTGGTTGGCAAAAGGAGATGAAGATGGAGAAGAAGATGAATGGTGGTAAGAAGATCTTAACCGACATCATTGATGAGGCCTTTTCACATCAAGAGAACTTTCACCTAGGTGTTTGCTTTAGCCTCTCACTGATTATTGCCACCATACAAAAAGAGATACAATCAGAGGGGTATAATGCTCTAATGGCTGAGGTAGTATCCAAAGCTGCTCAAACCATCATAGGTGATCGAGGTGCCATTATTCGGGCAATGGCCATAGATGTTATGGCACTCTCAACATTGCTGGCCCAAGACCCAGATGAGCTCCTCTCCATCTTAAGCGAGACCAAATAACAGGTCTAGTGTCTCTCAGGTAGGGCACCTCTCAAGGTGCCCCTCCTAAGATGCATTGGGCATCTTGCAATTCTGGATTAATCCAGAAGAAGGAGTCGCAAAATGTCAATCTATGAGCTAAACAACCGTGAGAAGAGAAGACGCCCATCTTTGAAACAGATTGGGAGCGCCATCAACGTTCTTGAGAACCTCTCATTAGCGGTGCCAGAGGAGCTGTCCAACATATTTCAAGAGACGGCCCACCGTGAGATGATAATAATGGAAAAGAAGATGGATCGTATCACTCGCACCTTGGAGAAGTACGAAAAATGAGCTGGTATCTACTCAACTACAAGAACCAAACAGCTATTCACCTCAAAAACAAGGTGGATAAGGACAATGTGGAATGGCTGATTTCATCTGAGATCGACCTACTCATTCGGTGTGGTTGGCGAGTTCATCACCACTATCACCAGACAGATAAGTATCCAACTAACTATGTGGATAGGAAAGAGTCATTTTGACTCAACTAATTGGGCGCAGCCTAAGGGCTGCGCCCAGAAAGGTGAAGCATGAAACTCAAACTGACGAAACACGAAGAGCTTTTTATCCGTACAACACGGAAGATTCTCCCAAACAACAGCGGGAAACGCGATGACTTTTTAGCGGCATTTCTTATAGTAATGGCCCAATGTAGGGAGCTCACCCTCCGGCTTGGTTCAGAGAAGGTTTCTCTCTCTCTAAGTGAGAAATGTATCGCAGCTCAATTGAACCAAGATGAATTCATGGACAACCTGTGTATGAACACACTATTAGCAGCCTATCTAATGAGTGATTCCGAAGAACTCTTTAACTCTTTGGAGAATCTTACAGATGGATCTAACAATTGACGTTCTCAAGAAGACGGCAACTGTGACAGATGAGAAAAGGGGGCCAATCAACTTCGATTGGTCCCTTCTTTCAGAAACTCACATCCGTTTATTCGCCCTTCATTGGATGGCGCAGAAAGTGCTTTCTCACCCCAGTAAGGAGCGCCACTACACCTTTGATACGGATGGGAAGGTGGTTCCCAAATCCCTCTTGAATGTAACCAATCTCGATAACCGATCTTATAGGACTCCCATAAAGAAGTGGAATCCAAACAAATCGGTGGTCGAGGGGAAGAAGGTTAAAGGGAAGAAAAAATCTTCTACAGAACTAATCCGTGATATATTTAACCAAATGAGTCCGGAACAACAAGAGTTCTTCCTGCACAATCTTGAGAAGGACCAAATCTTTGGGGACTAAACACATGGAGAAACTAACATGAGCTCAAGGTTAAATCAAGCTTGTCAGCTTATGATGAAGCTGAACGAGAAAACTGGAGCTGAGTACTCCCTTCTCCCAGAGGAGAACGGCTGGACACTGGATAAAGACGACTTCTTTTGTCATCACACATCTACAATGAAAGAGATGGTCTTGTTTCTCAGAGAAAAGCTTGCACAATCACACTCAGTGAGGAGACTTAATGAAGCTTAGTAGAACCTTCAAAACTTCTAATGAAGCAAAGAAGGCATATTCTGCTGGAGCTGTCCTGTACATCTTAGATGAGGTGGGCCATCGAGTTATCGGTGGTCCACTCTTTGTTGCCAGCTCAAACTGGGATTGGCGTCTAACAGCTTGGACAGACTCTAAAGGTAGAGTGACCAAGCTAAAGTGAAGTGAAAAAGGAGAACAAAGAGGAGAACAAAGATGTTAAGAAAGACAGAGCTAAGGGTGCGCTCAACTAAGGTTGGCCCGCATATCCGTTCCCTATTCTGGGCTGGACCCACAGGCCAGACAAAAGCAAACTTAGGTATGCTGTCAGCCAGAGTTGAAGAATACTCAGCTTTACGCTATCTCCTAAGTGACCACACACTAATATCTGAGCATATCTCAATCATGACATCGCTCCTCCAGACGTTTATCAAAACGCAAGAGGGGACTTACTGTAAGTTCTGCGATGCTCCAATTGAGGAGCACACTGAGAACTGTCCAGTCCAGGAAGCTCAGGAAGAGATACATTGGTTGAATCTAACCAAGATCAGTTTGAACCAAATAACCGTGAACTTTGAAGAGGAGGGATTTTAGATGAAGAGTATCGAGGAAATCAAAATGATGCAGAACTCAGTTCTGAAATCGCTGATTGCACTTTTTCACGAGCGCGGAACCTGGTCATTAGCTAATGAGGCGTGGTGGACATCCCATATTAAGTCCATGTCCCATGTGGACTTGGAGAAATTTGCGGAGGCTCTCTTCAAATGATCAAATCTCAAAGAGCTGTTTTCCTCTGCAAATCTATTAGGGAACTCCACAAATTGGTGGATAGAAAGGAGGATTTGTCACTACAACTGAGCAATATCATACCAAATGAGTTGAGAGAACAGATTTCTCTGTGCCCACCTTCCTTATGGCACCTCGTAGATAAGGAGTTCCAAAACGAGTTGAATGACATCTTCCTCTTGGATATACTTCTCAAAGAGGGTATTGAATGGTTCATATGGAAGTGGCACATTCTCCGAGTTATCAACAAAGAAGAGTTTGACCTTTCCCCTAAGAACATCGAAAGAGCGTTGAGCCTAACAAGGGAAGCGCAAAACGCAGCCGAACGGGATATCCAGATCAAAACTAACTAACAACCGGCCATAGGCCGAAAGGAGATGAAGATGAAAGTTAAGATGGATGGGGACAAACTGGTGATTGAAATTCCAATTAACAAACCCCTCAAAGCTTCCAAGACCGGAAAGAGCTTGGTAGTGGCCTCAACTGGCGGCAACGTCCCAACTGGGGTTATCGTCGAAGGTCATGAGCTTGTACTCGGACTGAACGCGTACGTCAAACGGTAGTATTACAACCAATGTGCTTCGCACAAAAGGATTAACTATGTACACGCTTAAGGCAAACATCACTTTGACAACTGGCTACTCAGATAGCTACTCCATCAGTCTCCCCATCGACCAGATTGAGAACTCTGAGAAGCTTTCGGAGTGGATTAAAGATCAGGAGAATGCCACAGCTCTTCACGAAGAGATCTTGAAGTTCACCAGTCGTATTGTCCTCCTCTTCAACCTGTCGGCTGTCGAAGCTGAGTAGGGGCTGAATCTGAGTTCTGGTGGCGGATCTGAGTTTTGAAGAAAGCTTGGATCCGCCACCCAATTTGGGTAATGAACCAAGATTATTAGTGGAAAAAAGAAGATTAGTGGAAAAAAAGATTATTAGTGGAAAAAATATGATAAGTGTGTGAGATGATGAATAGCACAAATTAATATCTTGACTTTTCGCCCGCAATAGCGTATAATGGCATTAGACTTAACAAGGGGTAATCCAAAAGACGTATTTCCAAACACAAAGGTGGTGATTTAATGGGCAGAGAGAAAGGAAACTCCGCGGTGATTGAATGTCGAGTTGATATCCGAACACTAGCTGAGTTAGCTACCTTCTATAAGGAGAGAGACCAAACTCTTCATTCCAGAAGTGAGCTGGGGCGTCAAATCTGTGAGGACTTACGAGGAGTTTTAATGGCAAACAATCTTATTAAGGAGATAGAGTTCACTGATGAGGCCCTATCTGTTATGGTAAAACTAGGCTATGGTAATTGTAACAGAAGTGGTCGTGGTCGACACAGCTTGGAAGAGGCACTTAGTAGGGAGCTAGAACTACCTGAGTCCGTAACCAAGATAAAACATCTAAACAAGAGATTGGAAGAGGCACTGAACGCGATGGAAGATCGATAGGGGACTAAAAGATCGGTAAGGGACTAAAAGATGATGGAGCTACACAATCTTTGTATCCAATACAAGATTTGTTCTGATAAGAGAACGGTTATATCTTTCCAAATTCTCATCTTCCAAAAAGATGAGCTAATAAAGATACCGTCTCTAAAAGTAGCTGATAAGTATGACCCATCTTTGGTGTCACAATTACTTAACAGCTATAATGAGAACTTTCTTGATATCCCCAAAGCTTATTGGGTTCTCCAGTCAGGTTCAATTACTGAACCAAAAGTGGGGAGAAACAAAGATGGTGGCCTACCTTCACCTTATGTACTTCACCACTTCGGTACTCTAATCACCAATGTAACCATAAAGGAGTTTTGTCGTGACCTAACTTTTGAGTTGAACACCCAGCTGATGAATCACCTTGAAAGAGAGTGGTGGTCCAAAAAGATGGGCTGCCCTCCAGAACATGTCCATGTCGGATATTTTAATCATCTAACGACTAAAGGAAAAGAACTATGTCTAATGAGAACGTCGGCTCTGGCAAAATCTCAGTGAAGCACGCTGACGAAAGCACCGTCGTGTGCACGTATGATGTTGGCTCCAACTTGCAGGATGCACTCCAGAAGTGGGGTGAGGATGTCGTCTTTTACAACTTCGTAATCGGGGCAAAGACCTCTAAGCGGAACAAACTCTTCTCCCTGACTCATGGCAAAGAGCCGAAGAGCGCAGAGGAAGCTTTATTGGCTCTCGAAGATTGGGTCCCATCCGTAGGTCAAGTAAAGGGCAAGGACAAGGCCGACAAAGCTATGGAGCTCTTCAACAGCATGACGGACGAAGAACGTCAGGCTTTCCTCGATTCGCTGAACAGCTAACCAGTTATTCGCTGAACAGCTAACCAGTTATTTGCTGAACAGCTAATTCGCTGAACAGCTAACCAGCTGAGCAATGGGCAGGAGTTCAGTTTTCAAACTCCGCTGGGCTCCTGCCCAGATTCTTGTTGTTAAGAACTGAGAGAAAGGAATATATGAGATGGATGGACATCAACTAAAGCTTGATCCCGCCGTAATGGTTAGGGACTCTAGTAAGCTGAACGATTTCCAAAAATGTCCGCGCTACTTCTTCTTTCGCCACATTCTCGGATGGACCTCGGACCAACCTAATATTCACCTTGAGTTTGGTACGGCAATCCATCTGGGGATGGAAAAGCTGATGGAAGGGCTAACAAACTCCCACTACCCAATAGAGTGTGTGAGACAAGCAATTGACG